GTTGCCCTCATGGTATAAAGGCTTTAAATTACCTAAATAATATTGTATATAATAATTTGGCGGGAGATCTCCACCACAACGTCTCCTGCCTAATTATTAAAGGTTTTGTATGTTACAAAAAGTAAAATTTGCACCAGGATTTAATAAACAAGTTACATCAACAGGTGGTGAAAGCCAATGGGTTGATGGTGATAATGTTAGATTTAGATATGGGACACCTGAAAAGATAGGTGGTTGGTCACAACTAGGGTCTGTAGCTATAACGGGCAGAGCCACAGCCATACACCATTTTGTGAATACATCAGGTATTAAGTATGCTATTTTAGGAACTAACAGAATTTTATATGCATACTCTGGTGGTATTTTTTATGACATACATCCTATTAAATCTACAACGACTTTAACAAGTGCATTTAGTACGACTAATGGTTCAAAGACTGTAACTTTAACTTTTTCGTCAGCACATAATATAAATAAATTTGATATCATATTATTAGATAATTTTACTGCTATAACCAACTCTGGTTTTACATCTACTGATTTTGATGACAACAAATTCATGGTGACATCAATACCAACAGATACTACACTTACGATAGAGATGGACTCTAACGAGTCGGGATCAGGTGCGTCCACATCTGGTGGTATAAGAGTTAAACACTATTATTCTGTTGGACCTGCTGTTGAGGTTGCATCAACAGGTTGGAGTCTTGGATCATGGGGTGGACAACAAGCAGGGCAGTTTACATCAACATTATCATCAAGTATAAATGCTAGTGTAACAAGTCTAACAATGGCCAGCTCATCTTCATTCCCATCATCGGGTACAGTATTGATAGATAACGAATTAATTACCTACACTGGTAATGACAATAGTGGAGTTTTATCTGGTTTGACTAGAGGAGCATCGGGTACAACAGCAGCAACACATTCATCTGGAGCAACAGTAACAGACGCATCAAACTTTTTTGCATGGAATGCTGCAGCATCAGGAGATATTGTAACAGCGCCCGGACTTTGGTCCTTAGACAATTTAGGTAACAAACTAATTGCAACCATTAATGGTGGTGAAAGTTTTGAGTGGGATTCAAATCCTACAGGAGCAAACAATACTAGAGCAACTATTATATCTGGTGCACCAACAGCTTCTGCATTTAGTTTGGTATCTACTCCAGACCGTCACTTAATATTCTTTGGAACAGAAACAACCATTGGAACTAAATCAACACAAGACCCTATGTTTATAAGATTCTCTTCTCAAGAGGATATTAATACATATACACCAAGCGCAACCAACACTGCGGGCACACAAAGACTAGCAGATGGATCTAAACTTGTTGGAGCAATCAGAGGTCGTGATGCAATTTATATTTGGACTGATACTGCATTGTTCACTATGAGATTTGTTGGTCCACCATTTACTTTCTCTTTTCAACAGGTTGGTACAAACTGTGGATTGATTGGACAAAATGCAGCCATTGAGGTTGATGGTACTGCATACTGGATGTCAGAAAATGGTTTTTTCAGATATGCTGGTAGACTAGAGTCATTACCATGTTTAGTTGAAGATCATGTTTTTGATGATATTAACACTACACCTAAACAACACATCAATGCAGGATTAAATAACTTGTTTGGTGAAGTAATGTGGTTTTATCCAAACTCAGGTTCTGGTGTTGTTAACAGAATGGTTGCATACAATTATCTAGATTCAAGTCCCGAGCGACCAGTGTGGACTACAGGGACACTAGCAAGAACAGCATGGGAAGATTCCGCTATATTTGGTAAACCACATGCAACAGAATATGACTCAAGTGCAGAAACAGCAGATACAGATGTTAATTACGTTCACGGTAATACAGATGGTGCATCAACATATTACGAACATGAAACTGGTTTAAATCAAGTTAAAGGAGGACAAACGACGGCTATTACATCAAATATAGAATCTGGAAGTTTTGATATTGGTCAACAAGGTTTAGCTGGTGACGGTGAGTTTATGATGAAAATAAGAAGAGTAATACCAGACTTTCTTTCACAAACAGGTGACGCAAGAGTTACACTTAACTTAAAAGATTTTCCTAATCAGTCAAAAGCTAGTTCTTCTTTGGGTCCATTTACTATTAATAGTAGTTCAACTAAAATAGACACACGTGCTAGAGCCAGAGAGATATCTTTAAAAGTAGAAAATACTAGCACTAGTCAGTTTTGGAAACTAGGAACATTTAGAATAGATTATCAACCGGATGGTAGAAGATAATGCCATTAAATAAAAAAGGTAAAAAAATAATGAAGTCTATGAAAAAACAATATGGTAAAAAACGTGGTGAACAAGTATTTTATGCATCACTAAATAAGAAAAAAATTAAAGGAGTTAAAAAAGCATAATGGCAAAGATAGTGCAATCGTTAACACAACCACCAAGAGAATATGATCAAGTTTCATTTTTATCTTTAGTTAGAGATTTGAATGGTTTAATAGAAAAATTAAACACTACTTTTCAAGAGGAGAAGACAGAGGACAATGACGCAATTGTTTTCTTTTTAGGATAAACATGGCTAATGTTTTTGTAAATAAAAAAGTAGATTTAACATCTACAGACAGCACAACTTTATATACAGTGCCTTCGGCAACAACTGCCATAGTAAAATCAATATTGGTTAGCGATGATAGTGGTAGTGGATCTACCATAACTATACAGATAGATGCAGGCGACTTAACTTTATTTAGTGTTGCGCATCAAAAAGCTATATCTGCTAACACACCAACAGAAATATTAACCCATCCATTAGTCGTTGAAACAGGAGAGATAGTAAAAGTTACAGCGGGTAATGCAAATAGGCTCCATGTAATTCTATCGGCTATGCAAGTAACACCTAGGACGGTAGTAACATAACCTTGATTTACTCGTAAAAAGCGAGTAATAATGTAAATTCAGGTGTAATCCCTGCCTTTTAAAAATAACAACATTTAACATATATGATCAATAGAGCAAAAATGCCAAGACAATTACGTGATAAAGGTGGGATAGCCAGTGTTACCCCTAGAAAAAAATATGGTCTTGGTAGTAAATTAAAAGAGAGATTTAGAAAACTTGTACCTAATGAGTTAGCAGATATTGCAGTTAAAGCTGCACCGTTTGTTGCACCTTTCAATCCTGGTATTGCAGGGCTCATGAGAGGTATAGGTAGGTTTGATCAAAGGGGCAGTATCAGCGATGCATTTAAACAAGGAGTTGGGACTTTTGCTTTTGGAGCAGGTGTAAGAAGTTTAGGTGGAGCAACAGATCCTTTTGGCGGTGGACTTAGAGGTGGGTTCACATCTCCATTAAGTCCAGACAGAACAACTGCTGTAAAAGAGTTTTTTAATCCTAGAAAAGAATCTACTTTTGATGTACTGAAAGAGGATGAAACAATTGCAGACAAGATAGCAACTGAGGCCACAGAAGGAACTAAAAAAATAGCTAAAGATGTAGGACTAGGTTCTATAAGAGATGCTACGGGGTTGTTTAAAGATGTTCCAATATTAAAAGATTTACCTTCATTAGTGCAACAACAAATATTAGTTGGTGGAGTGACTAGTGCAGCAACATACATTTATCAAGCATTTTTAGCAGATGAACCACCTCAAGAAGAGGGCGAGACTTATGATGAGTACATGGCTAGAAGAAAAGAAAACGTAGGTAGAAAAATGAGATCTTACTTTGATAACTACTTTAAGTTTGATAAAGATTATTCTGCCATGACCGATGAACAGAAACAAGCATTTATTGATAGAGTCAATGTTAAAGACGGCGGTAGAATAGGGTATCAAACTGGTGGTGTCACCATGGCTAACACACTTGCAGAAAATATAAGACGTAACCTAGCTAATCAAGCTGCTATTAATCAAAGATTACAACAAGCAAGAGCTAGGTTAGACGAAATAAGACCTGGTCGTATTGCATCTCAATCTCAACTGCAACAGGAGGCAAATAAGATAGCAGCAGAAGATCTAAACAGAATGACTGGAGGAGCTAGAGGAGTTCCTGCAATTGCAAACAGGGCACCGACTATGAGTGACATTCAAGCCGCAATTTCAACAATGAAAGCACCTCCACCTTCATTACCAAGAGATTCATTAACTGGAATGCTTGAGTCTGAAATGTTGGCACAACCTGCAGGTATGCAAAATATTGAAGAATTAGATGCTATTAGAAATAGGGTTTTAGCAGCTCAAGATGCACAAGAGAGACAATTTTATTTAACAGATCCAGTGACAGGTAAACAATATAAAACAGAACAAGAGGCAATTGATGATCTTGGCATAGTTGTTTATAATCAAAGGTTTGCTGAAGGTGGTAGAGCTGGTTTAATGAATGGAGCAATGCCAACAGGTATTATGAGAACAAATAAAGCTGGAGTCATGGAACGAGATTACAGAGACAAAGGTGGATTTGTACCAGTAGGTATAAAAGAAAAAGCAGATGACGTACCTGCCATGTTATCTAAGAATGAGTTTGTATTTACAGCAGACGCGGTTCGAGGAGCAGGCAACGGCAGCATTGAAAAAGGAGCACAAAGAATGTATGATACCATGAAAAAATTGGAGAAAAGAGTAGTATAATGGCAGAAGAATTTCAAAAAGGGATAGCAGGTATTTTAGAAAAATTATCTAAAATGAAAGAACCTGAGGAAAATAAAACAACTGAAAATCAAAAATTTATGACGGATGTTGAATTAAAAGAACAATCTCCTTCTTTAGAAAGAGGAGAGATGTCATTGGAAGAATATCAAGCTGGAAAAAAACAAGCCATTAAAGACTTTATAATGAAATTAAGAGAAATGGGCATAACAGATAATATGAAAATTAGAGAGCTTGTTATAAAACAGTTTGGTGAAAATAGAGCATCAGGCGGCAGAGCAGGCTATCAAACAGGTGGTGTTACAGAATCAAGAGTGTTACCACCAGAGTTTATAGAGGCAGCACAAAAAACATTTCTAACAGACTTATCTAGACAATCTGGCATACCAAGTATTACAACAGCTGTTCAACAACAACCTGGTGAAACAGCAGAACAGTTTGCAAATAGACAAGCACAAGCACAACAGTTTCAAATTACAAAAGCGGGCATGGCAGAACTTGCACCGCAAGTAGCAGCACAAGACCCATTACAGGCAGCAGCATATCAACAAGCAATAGATCCAGCGACAGGTCTTGGATCTTTTCAACCATTTTTAGCAAAAGCAGGAACAGCTGCAGACGCAGCAACAGCCTTGACAGGGGCAGGGGCAGGTACGGGAGCAGGAACTGTAGCAGAATATACCTCACCTTTTCAACAACAGGTTATAGATACAACTCTTGCAGAGTTTGACAAACAAAGACAAGTACAACAAAATCAATTAGCAGCTAGAACACTAGGTGTGCCTGGTGCTTTTGGTGGTGGCCGTGAGGGTGTGCAAAGAGCTGAGTTTGATGCAGCAAGTGACATGAACAGAGCAAGATTAGTTGCAGACCTACAACAAAGAGGTTTTGAAAGTGCGGCGCAAAGACGACAACAAGACCTTGCAAACCAAATGGGTATTGCAAACCTACAATCAGGTTTAGGTGGCAGAGCGCAAGACTTTAGTAGAGCACAGATATCTGGCCTTGGCACACTAGGTGCACAGCAACAAGCACAAACACAAGCAATACTAGATGCACAAAGACAGGCGGCAGCCATGGCAGTACAGGATCCAAGAGACAGGTTAGCAAGATTTGGTCAAGGTGTGGCGGCGTTATCTGGCTCAACAGGAGCAGGGCGAGTTGATATAGCTCCAACTGCAGCAGAACAAGCATCAGGTGCAAGTCCGTTAATGACAGCGCTAGGTTTAGGTTTAGCAGGTGCTGATATATATGGCAGAATATTTGGGGGTAATAAAAGAACTTAATGTCAAGAATATTAAAAAGACCGATGTTTAAAAGAGGCGGACAGTCTAATGATGGTATCATGTCTAATGTTGTGGATAGGGAGCAGTACAGCAAAGGGACAGATAAAATCGGTAGATTTACAGAGGATGAATTTAGATCAAAGTTAGGAATAATTAAAGGCATACAAGATAGATTTGCACCGCTACCTAGAACAAGACTACCTTTAGGTGAGGTTGGTTTGGCTTTAGCCTCAGGGGCAGATCCAATAGATGCTTTGAGTTTAGGGTATAGTAGGTTTGTAAAAGCAGATGATGCAAGGCAAGCTGCTGCAGCTAAAAGAGATCAAGCTGCTGTGTCTACAGTTTTAGGACAGGCGTTGAAAGAAAAGAAAACTCCTGAACTTAAAGAGTATAAAAATATTTCAAATCAAACCGTGTATGGAATAAAGCCAGGCGGTAAAGGTTTTTTAAGTTTAGAACAACTTGGAGCTGCAAGAAACATGTTTACAACTGTGGGAAGCGCTCCTGCTTTAACTGAAGTTAAAAATATATCAGGTGAAGAATTATATGGTATTGAATCAGGAAAAACTGGTTTTTTAAATAATGAACAACTTGCAAAAGCACAAAGTAGTTTCAAAAAAGTTGATAAAAGAATGATAACTATACCAGATGGAAAAGGTGGTTTTATGGTTATGCCGTATGAGGAGTATAAATCAAGAGATAATAATAAAAATAAAGCTCAAAGTATTGGAACTGAATACACTATTTTAAATAATCTTATAGGGGATATGAAAATAAGGGCTCCCGATACACCAACTGGGGCCTTAGGGGTTGGTTATGGTATTGTTGAGGCAGGAGTTGATCAATTTAGACAAATAGGCGAAGATTTAGGTATAAAAGATAAATTAGAAATTAAAAATGAAGCAACGATAAACAACTATTTAAAAAATAAAGGCTTTACAGATAAGGCAGTAAATTTTGCTACCATGAAAAGTTCCGTGATAAGTTTAGCCTATGCTTTAGCAAGAATTGCAGAGCCAAATAATCCAAAATATTCTGAGGGTGATATTATAAGACAATTAGATAGAATTAATTTTGGTGGTTCTAGAAAAGTATTTTTAGGTTCTTTAGATCAAATATTAAAAGAGGAGGGAATTAGAGCAACAGCGACAATACAAGGTTTAGGTTTTGATGATCCTAATCCATTTTTCAACATAACTCAAAGCGGTGACATAGACAAGGGTAAAAGCAAAGATAAAAAAATTGTTCCGGGTAGTGATCAAAACTATGATCCATTGAAGATATTAGGAGAAAAACAATAGGGTATTTGCACTATGGCTAGCATATCTGATTACAAAAAACAACATCCTGAATACGCTAATATTCCTGATTTAAAATTAGCAGAGGTTTTATATGAAAGAGTTTATAAAGAACAAGGTTTAGATGAAACTTTATTTTATCAACGTGCTTTTCCAAATATAGCAGCACAAAAATTTGAACAAGCTGATGATGTAATAGTAAGTCCTGACGATATGATGTTAGGTAGAACAGAATTAGACTATGTCTCGTTTATACCTACAATTTCTGATATAGCTAAAGAAGCAGGAGTATCTATAAATGATCCAGCTGATGTGGAATCAAGGTTTGCTGGATCTTTAGGGTATAACGAAGAACAAAAAATACTTGGAATAAAAAATTTTTTATCAAAAATATATGGACAAGATATAGATGTAAGAAAAGGTCCTAGAACAGGAAAATTAGAATACTTTAATCCTAAAATAAATGGATATGCATTAGTAGATAAACCAGGAATGGATTTTGGAGATTTTGGAGACATAGGCGGAGATGCTTTAGTAATAGGGGCTGACATAGCAGGGACTATCGCTGGTACAATATTTACGACACCTGTAGGTGGTATAGCGACAGGTGCTATCTCTGCTGGAGCTGCTGAGTATTACAGACTTAAATGGGGTCAAGAACATTATCAAATAAACCTAGATTTAACAGATGAACAATTACTTAATGAAGCGTTTAAAACACTTGGCATATCCGCTGCAGCGGGTACTCTTGGACTTGGAGCGGTAAAATTAATTAAAAGTATAAACAACGTGGTGCAAGGAAGATCTTTTTCATCTGTTGATGAAGGTGTTGAGTCCATGCAAACTGTTAGAGCTAAAGAGGCTGAAACAGTTGCAAATGAAATTAATAAAACTTTAGAAGACGCTAAGATTAAATCTAGATTAAAATACACCATGGCACAGGCCACTGATGACAAAGACTTATTAGCATTACAATCAGCTTTTGAAGAGAAAAGAGTATTGGGTAAATTAGGTGAGTTTAGAGAATTTGGAGAAGAACAAGCAAAAAGTTTAAATGCATACTTTGGATTAATGAAAGATAGGTTTGGAGTTAACGCTGGTTCAACATATGATACAGGAAAACTTATAAATAAAGTATTAGAAAAAAGAAACACAGAAGCATTTAAAAATATTGTTAATAAACAAAAAGCATCTGAAAACTTGTTAGAAAAAAAAATATTTAATTTACCAGATGGCAGTTCTAAAGTAACGGGTGTTGAATTTAGGTCAATTATAACTGATTTAAGTAACGCATATAAAAGTGACGTAAAACTTGCTGCAAAAGAGTTGGATGGAGCAGCTGGTATTAAAATGATTAACACTGAAGAGATAGCTAAACAAATTGCTAAACTAACTAATAAAGAAAAACAAAATTTTATAAAAATAAATGAAATAGAAAATATTTTTAAAAAAGAAGAATTTGCTAATCTTGCTAGTTCTAAAGGCACAATACCATTAGCTAATGCTAGAGAGTCAATAAAAACCTTAGGTGCACTTATTAGAGATAAACAAGTGGGTTTAGCCGCTGGAGAAACTCCTGAAGTAGGTGTGTTACAATCTTTAAAAAATGCTTTTACAGATCAAGTCAAAAAAGATGCTGGTTCAGAATATTTAGATGAGTTACAAAAATTTAACGATTTAGTTATTACTAACAAAGAGTTATTAAACAATGATATAATAGCTAAATTAACAAAAAATGAAATTGGTAATATATTAAAAGTAGGTGACGAAGCTATTTTTGAAACAACTTTTAAAAAAGGTATCAACAATGCAAAAGAAGCAAAACAAGTTTATGATGTTGTTAGCAGATCGCCAGACGCATTTAAGTCTTATAAGGAGTCTATTTTTTCTAAATATAAAACAGATGTGTTAGATCCTATAACAAATAAACCAAGTTTAGTAAAACATAATGCTTTCATAAAAAACTATGAAAGACCATTAAGAATATTTTTTAACGAGGCTGAGTATAATAAAATAGCTAGAATAGGTGGATTACAAAAAAATATAGAAAAAACTAATAAACTCTTCATACAAACACAAAAAGATTTAACTAAATCATTTGAAGGTAAATTGTTTAACACTTCACCCGAAGAAATATTTAAAAAAATATACGGACCAGATAATATAGGTCAAGTCAGAGCATTAAAAAATATTCTTATAAAAAACCCTGAGGTATATAAAAAATTTCAAAGAGATGTACTAAGAGATTTAAATGAAAAAGTTTTTAAATTAGACAAAAAATTTACTTTAGGTAGAGTTTTGGATGCAGATGCTTTTAATAAGTATTTAAATGGTGGAGGTGGAGAGGCAGGTCATAGATTAATTTTGAAAGAAATTTTTGGAGAAGAGTATGTTAAAAACTTAGACATTTTAAATCAAGCTTTACAGATAGCTAGTAGATCAGCAAAAACTGCGCAACAGGGTGTTGTTGGAAATGCTCTTACAGATATAATTAGAGCAAGAGTTGGTCAGTTTACATTTGCTGGTAGATTATTAACAGCTGGTAGAAGAATATTTACAGCGTCTTCAAATAGATTATTAGCAAGAGCTTTACTAAATCCAGATTCACTAAAAGATCTTATCGCGTTAAGAAAATTATCTAAAAAAAGCAAAGCTGCTGCAGTAATACTTGCTAAATTAGGGGCTAGTAATTTTTTAGTTCAAGATGATCTACCCAAACAGCCGCCTAAAGAAGCAGTTATTGAACAGAAAAAAGAAACCATAAATCCTTTTGAAGGTTTATTTTCAAGAGGATCAAAAAAAGTAGATCAAGTAAGTAGTCTATTAAATGAAAACGAGGGTTTTGATGACGGAGCTGACATGACACAAGTGGCTTCCGTGCCAACGCCAAACATAAACCCTAACCTACTAGCTCAAGCACCAACAGGAGTGGCTAGCTTACAGTCAGGTTTGACACCTTTAGAGTCTGCTTTACTAGAGCCTGAAGAACAAGCAATCAGACTTAGATCAAGAGGACTAGCATAATGTCTAACGAAACTTTAAGATCACTAATAGTAACAGATCCTAGTTTACTAGATGAAAGCATAGACGTATCTGGTTTAAGAACACAGACAGATACTGACCCAAGATTACTTGCATCAATTGCAGACTTTCCGGGTATATCGTATGACCCTACAAGCTTCGATTATCTATCAGACTTAAATGAGTTGTTTGCTTATG